GAGAAGAGAAAAAGAGACAAGTCGTTTTCTTTCTTGGTCTCTAGCCAATTCTGTGGCTGAACTAGCTTGGCCAAAAGGTGTGCCACCTTGATTGCCTAAACCATAATCTTGGGTTGCTAATCCCAAAGCACCAGATGCGCCAATATAACTCATTACACCGACAACTATTTTAGGATTTTTAGTTAATAGCGCTAAGGCTAACATTCCAGCTTTAAATGATGGGTTGCCAGTTAATTCTGTAAACTTACTAATAACTTTAGCAATTTCTGTAATAGCAGCAGCGGTATTAGTCGCTAGATTTTCCATACTAGTTGCTAAGCTGCTAATACTCTTGTCTTTGCTTAATTCAGTTAAAGCATCAACTAAGCCTTCGCCTATAATTTCTGTTGCATTAGAACTGGCTACTGTTAGTAGATCCATCTTGCCAGCATAAGTAGATAATCGTGCGGCAGATTGACCAGCAAACAGTTTGTTTAATTGCTTTAATATTGTTTCCATATCGCCACTTTTAAGGGCGGCCTCATCTAAACCTGGTACTAATGTTTTTAATGCTCTAGTTTGGCCAGCAAATCCTTTGGCAATAGCGTTACTAACTTCTATAACAGATGCGCCAGTGCCAGCGCTAACTTCTAAAGCTGTGTTTAATGCGTATTGACTTAACTCAACAGACTTGGTTACAGTCAATAAGTTTTTAAATGCTGGCCTTAATTCATCATCTAATATGCCAGATATTTTCTGTAGGTTGGCTATGTAATATTCAACGGCAGGGCCAGCAAACTCATTGCCAGTATTTTTTAATTGAACCTCTAATGCCTTTGCTGCTTTCTCATCGGCTGCAAATGCGTTTACTGCTTTCTTACTAAAATTGACTAAAGCTGCTGCGCTAAAAGTAACACCAAAGGTGCGGCCTAACGCTTTGACTGATTTGTCAAATGAGGATATATCCTGCTTGCCTTTTTTAAGAGCCTTGCCATTCCAGGTGGCAAGTGCCGATACGACTACGTTGGCCATTATGCTGCCTTCTTATCATAAGATTTATTAAAATCCACAGCTGTTGCATCTATGGCTTTAAGAATTGCTCCATAAATATCTGTGCTGTTTTTTGCAAATGCTTTGTATATCAAGCGGCCTTTAGTTTTTGTGCCACCAGATCGCACGCCTTTAATTTTAGGCTGAGATGTAACTGGTTCTAATGCAGTTACGAATTGGTAGCCAGCAAATGGATTGTTAGAGTTGTAATCACGTGTAGATCGTTTTCTGCCAGATTTTTTGCCTTCGTAGCCTTGTACGTTGCCCAATTCTTTTAATGTTGTACTCATAACAGGTGCTCTACCTTCTGGGTTTTTACGACCAGCGGTTTCGTAAATGCGACCAGCAGCACTAACGTTGTATACATAATTTTCAACTTGAAAACCATTTTTAAATAATCTGTTTTTACCTTCTTTATATCCAATGCCGCCTTTTACTGTTGTAGCGTCATACTTTGGAAATGGTCTATACGCAACATTAGAAGATATTGGTTTAGACCATCCAGACAAAACTTCACTATTGTTTGGCACATCATTTTTAGACTGGGCTTCCACTCGCTTCATTAACGGAGTTATAGCAGTGCGGATCCGACTGTATAAATCATCATCAAAAAAACTTAAGCCTTTTAGGACATCCTCAACGCCTACGACCTCTACTGGCATTTTTGATCTCCTTAGCTCTATCGGTCAAAACTTGAATAATAGCCCGATACATTTCTGTATCCATATTAATAAACTCGCTAGGCGGTATCCCAGTCTCTACTGCTAATTGTGCAATAGTGTAAACAATAGATGACCGCTCAACTATTTTTTTTCTTCGTCTAATACCTCGACAGTATCTAAGCTGTCAATAAATTCATCAAACGATAGAGGTACTTGACCGCCAGCCCTGCGTAAACATTCCCAAGCCAACCAAAATATATCTGTTTGCTTTTCATCTTCACGCAAGGCCTTGCTAATTCCCATACCTCTTTTTAACTCGAAAGCGTACTCGACACCTGGTGTGATCTTGTGTTCTGATACTTCACCATTAGCCCTTGTTATCTTTAGCTTTGCCATTGTTACTCCTTAGTTAGAATGCCACCGATGGGGACACTGTTATTGCGGAGTTTACAGTAAGGGAAAGGCTCGATGTTGCAATTTCAGCGACGCCGCCCTGCCCAATTGGGGTTAGGTTATTTACCAAGACTGAAAATTGGTAAGTTGGGTTTTCGGCTGATACGGCAGTGCCTTTAACGGTAATCACTGATACTGCTAAGGTTTTGCCAAATGCTGCGCTAAGTGTTGCATTTACTTGGGATGCTGCCCAGTCATTAATAAAATCAATAGTGAATGTGCCTGATTGTAGACCTGCAACAAACTTATGTGCTGTGTCGCCCATAGCGGTTACTTCTAGTTCATCCACGATTTGATTGATTACGGCATTAGTCACGTATGAGCTAATGTCGACTGAAGGTGTAGTTGGTGCCGCATTGGTAGCCAACTTAACACCTACGTTATTATTTAAATAGATACCCATTGTTATTCCTCATCTTTCTTTGTTTGTGCAGTTGGTTTTGGTGCGTCTTTTATTTGGCCTGTCTTTTTCAAGAAGGCTAAGTCTTCTTCGTGTGTGCTCATTTTAACTCCAGCTCGTTAGGATTGATACGGTTATTTCTGATGTTAATAAATCTCCACTAGCTGCGTTTGTGATAGCTGGAGCGGAGACACTTGATATGTTGTAAACCAGGGTAGATGCCGCCAGTTTAGTTACTACTGCCACAATAAAATCTTCTATGCCTTTTAGGTTGCCCTGATTGTCAAATGCAGGGGCGGTTATTAAAATCTTAAAATTAGCCAGAGGCGCGATGCTTGTCTGGCTATTATTGCTTGGAACAATATAAGGATCGCTAGGTGTTACAACTACGCTGTTTGCAAGCAAAGTTGCTGGTGGAAAACTAAAAGTAGACCATACTCCAGCGTTTGCTAAAGCGGTTGCTAGTGTGCCACGTAAGGTGCTTATTGCAGCCATTAGCCGACCAGTGATGCTGGACTTGAATACGGCTGGATGAGACCACGCACTCGGTTAATCAGCTGATAACCCATCCGATAAGGGCTGGCAGAGATCCCATCCATACCGACCCCACCAGTCTGGCTAACTTGTCTAGCCTGCCAGATGTCTACAGCAACGATCATCGCTGCCTCACGTATTGCTGGGGTTGTCGCATAAGATTGGGTCTTGTGATCTGGGCCAGTGGCCACGCCATAAGGTACTACCTTGTGAAAAACTTGGTTTGCAGCTGTCTTTGCATATTGCACGAATGAATAGCCATTAGGAAAGTTAACCTGGCCGTAGTTATACATAAATACTGGGATGAGGCTCGTAGTGCCAGAGGTTGGCGGGATTGTGCCCGTGATTGTGTGCGTGCCATTAAAGGTGGCACCGCAACCACTAACCACTATTGATTGGGTCGCGGCGAATGCGTTTGGATTAGCAAGCATAAGTGTTGCCACGTTATCTTGTAATGCTGTTCCTACTACTGGGGCAGTGTTAAACCATAGATACTGGTTAATTAAATCTTCGCTAGTTTGGCAAACTTCTTCTACTGTTGCATCAGAGTAGAGTGAACCAATACCGAGGTTTGCCCTCAACTCGGCTGTAGTTACATACGTGGCTGCCATCTCTACTCCTTTGCTAATAGCTCTCTGGGGCTAGGGCTACTAAACCCCAGAGATTACTTATTGGTTAACGGGTCTTATCAGGTCTTCTTGTACTTTAAGATTCCGTTAGGCATTTTGGCGATTGTTGCCATATATCCGTAGATAGCAACCTGTACTTGTAGATTTGATACTACGTTTACGCTCATAAAGTTTTGTGCTGAGCGGTATACAGTGAATGCCTCTGGTGCAAGGATAATTGCTGAATCATCATCAAATGTAGTTGCTGTGAAGTTCTTGTCTACATATAGATCAAGTCCTAGCACGTTGCCACGGATAGATGATGGTGTAACTTGTCCAGCTGCGTTCATTGGTTGTAATGCATTAAATACTGGGCGCTTTGTTGTATCTTGCGCACCAATTAACGCACCCCATTGTGCTGGGTTAGCGATGTAATTCTGTGCAAAATAGCCAGTGTTTGTGTAGATAGTACGTGCTGCTTCTGTTGAGAATGCAACGATACCATCAAGATCTGCAGTTGTATTTGTACCATTGGCACCTGCTTGGATCAAAGCTGCTAATACAGTCTGATCTAGGCGCTTCAAGTATGCGTACTCAAGTTGCTTTGTTAGCTCTGCATAGAAGTTAGGGTCTGAACGCTCTAGTAATTCAACTGAGAGTGTGTTCATACCAGCATACTTAGATACTGTGCCAGTTAGGTACTGAGTTTCCATACCTGTGTTTTGTACTGCGCC